CTTTAAAGATAACGCAGATGTAGAAGAGTTTAACAGATTACAAAAAGCACTTGAAGACGATGACGCAGAATTTAAAAGTAATGAAAGAATAAGAGATGTATTAAAAGTACAAAGAAACACAGAAAGAGAAATATTACTAACCACTGCACAAACAGCAGCAAAAAAAGCTGCAATACTACAAGATGGAAGTGTTATAAGTGCACAGCTTAATCATCAAGTAAAACAAGAAGAAATAACATTAAAAATTAAAAAAGCTCAATTAGATATTGATACTGCTGAAAAAATATTAAATGAAGCAAATTTAGAGATAGGATCAGAAAGACAACTTAATGCTGAAAACTCTAAACAAATAGCACAACAAAAATTAGCACAGTTACAATCAGAACTTGGTTTGACAGAAAGACTATTATTCATGGATAAAGCAAGAGCAGATTTAGAATTAAGAAAGAAAACTGGTGGAGCTGGTATGTTTGGATTATTCGGTAAACCTACCGCAGATCAAATAGGTGTAACTATGGAAACAATGGGCATGTCAGAAGAACAAGCTATAAAGTTCATACAACAGTTTAATATGGAAATGAAAATTGCAAATATGGAACTTGATACCATGGAAAAAATGGGAACATCTGTAGGAAATGCACTTACTGATGGTTTAGCAAATGCTTTTGTAAATGTAGCAAAAGGAACAACAACATTTGCAGATGCCTTTAGAAACATGACAATTAAAATACTTGCAGATATTGCAGCAATGACTATGAAAATGGCAATCTTTAACATGATTGCAGGATTCATGAGTAGTGGTGCCCCTATGGGAGTAAAAGGTAGTGCTTTACCTGCAAATTTTGGATCAGAATTCTCAGGCATTAAAATACAAGGAGGGTCGGGTGGATTTACGGGCCCAGTTGATTTTAGTGATGCGGTCTTTGGTAGAAGTGGTGGAATTATGTCATCACCAGGATATCGTTCATATGCAAGAGGTGGTGTAGCAATGGGGCCAGACTCAGGATATGCTGCAACACTTCATGGAACAGAAGCAGTCGTGCCTTTAGGAAATGATAGAAGTATTCCAGTAAAATTAAAAGGTGCAGGTGGCGGAGTAAATAATATTACTGTAAATGTAAATGGCGGAACAGAAGGTGGCGGACAAAGTCCAGAACAAGGAAAAGCACTTGGACAAATGATACAGGTGGCAACAATGGAAATAATTCAAAGAGAGAAGAGACCTGGAGGAGTTTTAAGTAGATAATGGCAACAGCAATAACACAAAATGGCGGAGCAAATATAAGTGGTTTTTCTGCAGCTGTCCCTGTAGACAAAGGATTCTCTAGATCAAATACACCTAAAGTTCATACTATAACTTTTGGTGATGGTTTCGAGCAAAGAATTGCAGATGGTATAAACAACTTACCACAAACAATGGGTGTTACTTTTAACACTCGACCAAAAGCAGAGATCGATGCTCTTATAGATTTTTTCGAAGATTTAAATGGTGTTACAAAGTTTCAAATGACAATCGATAAGGATTCAGCAGGTAGTGATACTAATACAACAGAAACAATAAAAGTAGTGTGTAAATCATGGAATCAAACATGGGACTATGATAATTTTTACAGTCTTTCAGCAACTTTTGAAAGAGTATATGAAGCATAATGGCAGAGAAAATAGCAATAAAACAATTACAGGGTTTAGAACAAAGTTCACCCTTTATTACTCTTTTTGAATTAGAATATAATGATGCAGGAGCAAGATTATATTATACAAGAGGTGGAGAATCTAATCTTCAATTTCGAGATTATGATAGTCCAGGAACTGTGCGAACATATAGTGTATTACCAATTACATTAGAAGGAGTAGATCACACTTCAACAGGACCAACAGCAAGACCGATACTTAGAATTGCTAATGTATTAAGTACTTTTGAAACTGCAATAGGAACAAGTTTTGATAATTTAATTGGTAAAAAATTATATAGAAGAAGGACTTTAAAAAAATATCTATATGGTGAAGCAGGAGATGCAAATCCGCCCATTGAATTTCCCAGACAAGTCTATATAATTGATAGAATAGAAACTAGAAATGCAATGGAAATAAGTTTTGAACTTTCATCTCCATTTGATGTAGAAGGACTAGTATTACCATATAGAGTAGTAGGACATAATGCTTGTAGTTGGATTTATCAAGGAGCAAGTCCAACAAAAACTACACAAAATCAAGTAGGCGGTTGTACTTGGCATACACAAGGAAAGTATAATTTAAATGGAGTAACTTTTACTGTTTATGTAAATATAGATGATGAATATGTAATATCTTCTGGAACATCGTTTTCTGCTTTTAGTAGTAGTGCAAATGCAGATGCTTATATAACTACAACTACAGCATACTCAAATGGAGCAGCTGGTGGAGTCTATAGATTAAAAGCAGATGGAAGTTTTGATACATCTACAAGCGGTAACTTAACAAACTATTGGCAGGCAGTAGCAACTACTAGTGTAACTCCTGCAGATAATAATGTAAACTGGAGTAGAGTAAGAGTTTTTTCAGCATATAGTAATTCAAATACATACTATGCTTATAGTGATGATAGATATAATGATTATGTAACTCATAATAATATATTGTGGAAAGCAAAAAGAACACAGGCTTCTGGTGGAAGCCAAGTAGCTCCTAGTATTACAGCTACAGATTATTGGGAAAGAGGAGATATCTGCGGAAAAAGATTAAATTCTTGTAAATGTAGATTTGGATTTAATCCTATAACTACAGATTCAGCAAGTAGTACAGGAAAAGCAACAAAAGATACAGAACTATCTCTACCATTTGGAGGATTTCCAGGTGCAAGAAAGTTTAAGTAAATTACTACCTGAGATATATTCTCACGTAGCAAAAGAAGCGCCAAGAGAAGGCTGTGGAATAATAATAGACGGACCAAAATTTATTCCATTAGAGAATATAAGTAAAGAAAAAGATCACTTTACAATCGACCCAAAAGAATTCGTCAAGTATTCGATGATTTCTAAAATATTATATGTAGTCCATAGTCACTACATGCAAGATTGTAAACCAAGTGAGCATGACAAAAATAATTGTAAAGCGGTAGGTATACCATATTTAATAGTTTCCTATCCAGAGAAAAAAGAGTATATTTATGACCCAAGTTAAGTTATTAGGTGAATTAGGCAAAAAGTTTGGAAGCGAATGGACTTCTAATAGTAAATCTATGCGTGATATTTTTAAATTAATTGACTGTCAAGTTGATGGATTTAAAGAGTATTTACAAGATTGTCACGAAAAGAATATTGGATTTACTATACAGAACGGTGAAGATTTTATTGATTATGATGATTTAGTTCTTTGCGAAGTAAAAGAAACAGTTATTATCTCTGCAGTTCCAGCAGGTTCTGGCAAAGGACTTGGAAAGATACTTGCAGCAATAGCAGTAATTGCTGTTATATTTTTATTTCCTGGCACTTTTATGACAGGTGTAGAAGCAGGAACAAAAATGGGAGACGTTTTTGGATCATTTTTTGCAGGAGAAGCTGGGTTAACAGGCACAGGTTATTTTCTTACTTCAATAGGAGCAAACTTAGCAATTGCAGGTTTAACAGAAATGATGGCTCCAGATGCAGGAGATATGACAAGTGACCCTTCATTTTTATTTAATGGAGCAGATAATACAATAGAACAAGGACAACCCGTTCCTTTACTTTACGGAGAAATGAGAATAGGCGGACTACCAATTAGTCAACAATTTTCAGTAGGAAGAATAAAAAATACACAAGGTTATCAATTTTTATCCGGTGATACAGATTATGTAGCTACTAGATATGCAGGAAGTAGTTCTGGCGGTACTTCTGGCGGTGGACAAGGCGGTGGTGTAGGCGGTACTGGAGATTTAGATAGCAGACCAAGCACAGAGATACAATAATTATGGCAAAGTATACAAGTGAACCATTTGGAGTTAAATTAAAATCTGATCTGAGAAGACCAGATAAAGATCAATTTGCAACAACTTATGATATATTAAGTGAAGGACCTATTGAAGGTCTTTCTAATGGATTAGCATCTATTTTTGTTAATGATGTTCCTCTAATACAAGCACAAGCCGAAAATATACTTAAACCTAGAAGATTTAAAGCAAATGTAACTGCTGGTAATGGAACAATTACTCATGCACAATTTGGCGAAATTGATGCTTTATCATATCAAAATAGAACTGGATTATCTCTAGGTATAAGAAAAGTTGCAATAGAAAAAGCAGGAGCAAAAGGTACAGGTATAGCTTCTGCAACTATACATGAGAAAACAGTTACAACTTCTTCTGCTTACTTTACAGCTACTATGCTTCAACAATGTAGACAAAGAACTGTTCCTATATATTTAAGAATAGCAGGAGCAGGAGCAAACGGTACAGAATTAAGAACAAGAATAACAGGATTCACTAGTACAACAGAAGTCACAATCGCAGATGTAATTGCTACAACAGTTTCTAGTGTAGATATTTTCTTTGATCATCTTTGTACTCTTACAGCAATTAGTGGAAATGATGCTACCGTAAGTGGAACACCTGTTACATCAGTTACAAGTGCAAATATTCAAGTAGGTAGCCCTGCTATTCATCAAGGATTAGGTTTATCTAATTTATTTAATTTTAAAGATGTAGATATAGGATTTAGAGTCGGTAATAAACTACAACCTCTACTTTCACCACGAGACAGCGAAGGAACTTCTACATTATTTGCTCCAAATTTACAATTAGAGCAAGCAGACTTAAGACAAGCAATAGGAACATCAGGAAATTTATCAAGCGCAACTTATAATGATGACGAACTAGACGAAGTAGACGAAGTAGAAGGTACATCATCAGATACAGTTCTTACTGCAGCAGCAATGGGTGTTACGGCTCCATCTGAAGTAGATGATATACATCTTACTTTTCAATTACCACAGTGTCATGCACTAAAATCTTCATCTGGTGCAAAAGGTCCTTCTTTTGTAGAATTACAAATATTCTTTGAATATAGTACAGATGGTGGAACCAGTTTTGTATCAGAACTTGCTTATGGGCCAAGTAATAGTGATATTTTAACTCGTACAAATACTATAAAAGCAGGTAAAGACGTAAACTTTGTTCTAGGCAGAGGAAATAGTAACATACCAAATAATGGATATATTAAACCAGACAAAGCACAGTATACAAGTTTTATTGAAGAATTTAAAATAGATACAACACAATTTCAACCTTTTGATACATATAGAATAAGAGTAAGAAGAATTACTGCTTTAAACTTTAAAGATGGTTCTTTTCAACATACGAATCCATGTACTTTACAGACAGTTGATAATATAGTAAAAGATAAATTATCTTATCCATATACTTCTTATGCGTCTCTATCTTTTAATGCAAAAGACTTTGATAGTAAAGTACCTACAAGAAGTTACTTACTTAAAGGTAGAAAAGTTAAAGTTCCAACAAACTACTTTACACGAGATGAGACAGGAGCTGCAGCTACATATAAAAGAAATGTAAGTTCAGGAGCAACTGAAAGTACTTATCAAGCATGGGACGGTAATTTTAGAGGAGACGACACAACCTTTAATGAATCATCAGTAAACTATGATGAAGTTTATACAGACAATCCAGTTTGGATATTTTATGACATACTTACAAATAAACACTATGGACTAGGTCAATTTATTGATCCAGAACTAATAGATAAATATGAATTATTTAGATTAGCAAGATTCTGTGATGAAGAAGTACCTAACGGAGAGGGTGGTACAGAACCAAGATTTACTTGTAATGTATACTTAACAAAAGCACAAGAAGCAACCACAGTATTAAAACAATTAGCCTCTGTATTTAGAGGAATGGCTATATGGGCAGATGGACAACTTACCGCTATTTCTGATAGACCGAAAAAACCTGTTTATACCTTTACAAAAGCAAATGTCAAAGATGGCATATTTTCTTATGAAGGCACAGGTGACAAAGTAAAAGTAAACCAAGTAAAAGTTACTTGGGCAGATCCAGATGATAGTTATAGACAAGCTGCAGAGTATGTCGAAGATACAGAAGCACTTATTGGAGATACAAATAGTCCTAGACTAGTAAGAACAGACCTATTAGCTTTTGGTACTACATCAAGAGGTCAAGCACATAGATTAGGTAAATGGAAATTAATTAGTGAACAAACAGAAAAAGAAACTGTAAGTTTTACTTCAGGAGCAAATGTAATAGGATTAAAACCTGGAGATATAGTTGCAGTTCAAGATGCAGATAGAGACCGAGCAAGTTATTCTGGACGTGTTTCTAATACAGGTACAAAAAATACAACAACAATCCCACTAGATAGAGATATAGTAATTCCTGCTTATAGCTCATCGTTTCCACCACAATTATTACTCATCTATCCAAAAGGTGGTGCATATTTAAATCAAGACAGTGCAACAATTAGTAGTGTTGCATATTCAAAAGGAGACTTAATACCTGCTATATCGTCCTCTACTGCAGCCGCAAACTTAGTTGATGACTCAAATAATCCTGTAGATGTTTATTGGTCAGAAAATGCAAGAATAGAATCAAAAACTGTATCAAGTCCTGGAACAAGTGGAGGAACAGTTAGTAGTTTAACAGTATCAAGCGCATTTAGTGCAGTTCCAGACGCAGAAGTAATGTGGAGTCTTAGAATATTTAATAGTGATGCAACAGAAGCAACAGGTACAGTAAAAGAATATAAAATAGTTAGTATAAAAGAAAGCGAAGAACAACAATACGAAGTAGTAGCAGCAGAATATAATATAAATAAATTTGATAAAATAGAAAGAGGATATTCAATTGATCCAAGACCAAATACAACTTTCCCAAATCCAGAAGATGAAGTACCTTCACCAGATAATATAATAGTAAAAATAATTCCTTCTGAATTTGTAGATGAAGGCGGTACTAATGGTAACTTCTTTAGATCACATGACGCAAATATAACTTTTGACTTTCCAAAAAATAGTGATGGTTCAAGATATGGATTTGTTAGTGGATTTGAAGTAACTCATAATTTTAAAGGCAAATTTATAACTGAAAGACTAGATACGCAATCACAAGGACTAACCATTGAAAATGTTAATGGTGGAACATATGAAGTATCGATACGAACAATATCAAGTATAGAAACTTTCTCTTTAGAAAATAAAAGAACTTATACATTTAATGAACTACACTTTACAAATCCTTCACCAAAAGGTAAAGAATTATCAGTTAAAAAAGGTGGTTTAATTACAGCACCTTTAAGTTTCTCAAATGGAACATTTAATATAGGAGCAGGTTCAGGAACTTTTGACTTCACAGGACCAGATGGAGAAGTTCAGACTTTAAGTGCAGCAGCTACTTCTACTATGAACATAGCAAATAACTCTGGAAGTAGTGATGGATTTAGTTTTGTTCTCTTAGATTTAAGTTCAAATACAAAGACATTAAGACAATTAGTAGAAGTTGTAGATACAACTTCAAGTCCTTCAACAACTTACTTTAAAATAAATGGAGCAAGTAATGAAGGCTTAACAACTCTTGCGACAAATACTGTAATAGATCAATATTCTAATAAAATTACTGGAAGTAATTTTACAAATTTAACAGCAGGACAACTAGTAAAAGTTTCAAATGGATCAAGCACAACACAAGCTACAGGTTCAGCAGCTTCAAATACTACTACAATAACACTTTCAGGCTCAAACAGTAATATTAAAATAGGTCAAACAGTTACAGGTACTATTACAGGTCCTGCAGGAACAGGTACAGCAGCAGGAGAAATCAGTGTAGTTAATATTAGTGGAACAACTCTTACTGTTTCAGCACCTATTACAGTTGGAAATGGAGTAACTCTTACTTTTACTCCAAGAAGTTTCTTTACAAGAGTTACAGAAGTTTTCTCTAATACTATAATATTTGTAGAAGATATATCACCTAGAAAATACTCTGGTGCAACCTTACAGTTTGCAGACTTTGAACCAAATCCTTTAAAAGATGCAATATTAGCAAAAACTTTTAGTAAGAATGGTACTTTTACTTTATCAGAAAATTTTACAGAATTTCCTGTATCAAGTTCACTAATAGCTTTCGATTCGTCAGCTAATGCTACATTTCCTGGCACTATAAGCTGTAATACTATTACTGCAACTTCTGTAAATAGTAGATTACATGGAGTATCTATAGGTGATGATTCTGATATTCTTTTATATGAAAGTTCAACTAATACATTTACTATAAGAACGGGTTCAAGTGGAGCTTACAAATATTATACATTTGGTAGTGGGGGTGACTTCAATATTCTTGGTGGTGGCTTAGATATTGGTTCAACACAAGTAATTACAAGTGCTAGAAATTTGCAGAACATCGGAACTATTTCTAGTGGAAATATTACTACTACAGGTTCAGGTTTAGCACCACAATTACAAGTTATTGATAGTGATAATACTACTGGTAGATTACAAATAAATCATAATGGTAGTACTTCTGGAATTACTTCTGTCGGT